AAGAGGTTGAAGGAATTGATGGGGAAACAATATACACAGGAGTTGTTGAGCACTGGGAGAATGAGGTAGATGGTTTAAAAGGAGATAGTGATGCTTTAAATGAGTATTATAGACAATTTCCAAGATCAGAAAAACACGCTTTCAGAGATGAAACAATAAATTCGTTATTTAATTTAACTAGAATATACGAACAAATAGATTTTAATGAAGAAATGACAGCTAAAGGCCATGTTGTGCAAGGTACATTTAGTTGGAAAAATGGTATAAAAGATACTGAAGTTATTTGGGTACCTACTAAAAATGGAAGATTTAAAGTTTCTTGGTTACCTAATAATAATTTTCAAAACAATGTATTACATAAAAATGGTATTAAATATCCTGGCAATGATGGTCTTGGTGCTTTTGGTTGTGATTCTTATGATATATCAGGCACAGTAGGTGGTGGAGGTTCAAATGGTTCATTACATGGTTTAACTACTTTTAGTATGACACCAGACGTACCTACAACAAAATTCTTTTTAGAATATGTAGCAAGACCTCAAACTGCTGAAATTTTCTTTGAAGAAGTTTTAATGGCTTTGGTTTTTTATGGCATGCCTATTTTAGCTGAAAACAATAAACCAAGATTGTTATACCATTTAAAAAGAAGAGGTTATAGAGGTTACTCTATGAATAGACCAGATAAGTTAATTGGTAATTTATCTAAAACAGAATTAGAATTAGGTGGTATACCTAATACGTCAGAAGACATAAAGCAAGCACACGCAGCTGCTATAGAATCTTACATAGAAGAATACGTAGGAAGCAACGAAAGTGGGCATGGCAATATGTTTTTTCAAAGAACATTAGAAGACTGGGCTAAGTTTGACATATCGAAAAGAACAGCTTATGATGCATCTATAAGTAGCGGTTTAGCTATTATGGCTTGCAGAAAGCATATGTATCGCCCTTATGCACAAAAAATAAACAAAAAAATTGAGTTTGGATTTGCTAAATACAAAAACGAAGGATCAATGAGTGAGATAATAAAATAAATATGGCAATAACTACAGGACAACTTCCTACGCAATTTCCGAGTCAAGCAGTCTCAGATGCTGAAAAGCAGTCAAATGAATACGGTTTATCTGTAGCTCAAGCAATTGAACAGGAGTGGTTTAATAAAGACAACGGTGCTACTATGGCATCATACTTTCAATCAAGACAAGAGTACAATAGATTAAGATTATATGCTAGAGGAGAGCAGTCTATAAGAAAATACAAAGATGAATTTGCTATAAACGGAGATTTATCTTATCTTAATTTAGACTGGAAGCCAGTTCCTATAATCCCTAAATTTGTAGACATCGTTGTTAACGGTATGCAAGATAGATTGTTTGATATAAAAGCATTTGCTCAAGATCCTATAGCTACAGAAAAAAGAACTGATTTTGTAAAAGGTGTTGAAAGAGATATGGCTTCAAAAGAAGTTTTAACAGCTATAGAGCAACAGCTAAATGTTAGTGCAAGAAATGTTCCGGAAGAAGAACTTCCTTCAAGTTCTGAAGAATTAGAATTGTACATGCAGCTTGGTTACAAACAAGGTATTGAAATAGCTGAAGAGCAAGCTATAGATAATGTGTTTTTATCTAACAAATATCCTGAAATAAAAAAGAGAGTAGATTATGATTTAACAGTGTTAGGTATAGGTGCTGTTAAAAATACATTTAATAATACTGATGGAATAAAAGTAGACTATGTTGATCCAGCTGATTTAATATGGTCTTATACAGATGATCCTAATTTTGAAGATTGTTATTACTTTGGTGAAGTTAAAAGAATATCAACCAATGAATTACATAAACAATATCCTAGTATACCAAATGAAGAAATTTCTGAATTAACAAAAAAAGGTTCTAATTGGGCTGATTATAATAATACTTTATATAATCCAAGAACTAATGAAATAGACAACAACAATACTTTAACATTGTTGTATTTTAATTGGAAAACTTGGGAAAATAATGTTTATAAAATAAAAGAAACATCTACTGGTGCTGAAAAAGCTATTAAAAAAGATGATACTTTTGATCCACCTTCAGATAAAAGAACTAGATTTAAAAAAGTTGCTCAAGCTAGAGAAGTTATATACGAAGGAGCTTTTGTTTTAGGAACAAACACTTTGCTTAAATGGGAAAAAGCAACTAACATGATTAGACCTTCATCTAATACAAATAAAGTATTGATGAACTATACGGTTTCAGCTCCAAGAATGTATAAAGGTGTAATATCTTCTTTAGTTGCTAAAATGACACCTTATGCTGATTTAATTCAATTAACACATTTAAAGTTACAACAAACAATACAAAGAATGACACCTTCAGGTGTTTTTATTGATGCAGATGGATTAGCTGAAGTTGATCTTGGTAATGGTACAAGTTACAATGCTCAAGAAGCTTTAAATATGTATTTTTCTACAGGTTCTATAATAGGTAGATCTTTAACTGTAGAGGGAGATCAAAACCCAGGTAGAGTTCCTATTCAAGAATTACCAGGTAGTGGTGGTGGTCAAGTACAAGTTTTAGTAGGTGCTTATAATCAGTATCTACAAATGATACGAGACGTGACAGGTTTAAATGAAGCTAGAGATGGATCAGATCCAGATCCTAATTCTTTAGTAGGTGTTCAAAAACTAGCAGCGGCAAATAGTAATACAGCAACAAGACATATACTATCTTCAAGCATGTATATAACTTTAGCTTTAGCAGAGGCTATATGTTTAAGATTTAAAGATGTTTTAGAGTTTCATCCAACCAAAAAAGCTTTTATAGGCTCTTTAGGTAAATTTAGCGTTGGATCACTAGAAGAAATGAATAATCTTCACTTACATGATTTTGGTATATTTTTAGAATTAATGCCTGATGAAGAGGAGAAGTCTTTATTAGAAGCTAATATACAAGTAGCTTTATCAAGAGATAGTATAAATTTAGAAGATGCTATAGATATACGAGAAGTTAAAAATTTAAAATTAGCAAATCAATTACTAAAAGTAAGAAGAAAACAAAAACAACAGACTGATCAACAAATGGCTCAAGCAGCTAGCGTTGCTCAAGCAGAGGCTCAAGGCCAAATGCAGATTCAAGTTGAAGAAGCTAAAGCTCAAGCAGAACAAATAAAAACAGAATCAAAAATACAATACCGCAGCGCTGACATAGAGTTTGAAATTAAAAAACTTGAAGTTGAAGCTAGAACAAAAAGAGAATTAATGCAATTTGAGTATGATTTAAATGTTAAACTAAAAGAACTTGAATTAGATGCTCAAAAAGAAATAATAGATAAGCAAAGTCAAACAGCTGAAAGTGTGGCTAACATAAAAAGTATGTCAGGTCCACCTAGCACGGGTAAACCATCTAAATCTTTTGAATCAAAAGGAAATGATGTTTTAGGTGGTATTGATTTATCTAGATTTTCACCAAAATAAGTAACAAGTAAATATTTTATTATATATAATTATGGAAGAACAAACACAAGATAAAGAACAATTTACAGTTAAAGCTGTAGATGACAACACGCCAGCACCAAGTGCTCAAGAAAGAGAAGCTGAAGTTTTAGAAAAAGCTGTTGAAAGTGGTGAAGTTGATGAAAAATATTCACCAAAAGAAGTTGATGGTGTTGTTAAAGTTGATTTAGATAAATTTAAAGAAAAAGAAGAAGATGCCATTCAAGAGCGAGAAACAAAGGAGATTCCTGTGGGCGAACGAACCGGAGATAGCCAAGAAGTGGACGGCGAAGTACGGGTCGAATCCGATAAAGAAGATACTTCAAAAGAAGAAAAAGTAGAAGAATCAGATGGTCCTTTAGAATTAATAAATGAAAAAGAAGAGGAGGAAGTAAAAGAAATAATTACTCCTTCAACTAGTGAAAAGGTAGAACAAAAACAAGAAAAACTTGAACAAGTTTTACCAGAAAATGTTGATAAGTTAGTAAAATTTATGGAAGAAACAGGTGGAACTGTTGAAGATTATGTTAATCTCAATCGTGATGTTTCTAAAATGGATAATGTTGATTTATTAAGAGAATATTACAGAACTACAAAACCTCATTTAGATGCAAATGATGTTGATTTTTTATTCAACAAAAATTTTGGATACGATGGAGAGACGGACGATCCGTCAGATGTAAAGGCTAAGCAACTAGCCTTCAAAGAAGAACTATATAATGCCCAAAATCACTTTAAAACATCAAGGGAAAAATACTATGCTGATCTTAAGTTAAGAAAGCAAGAAAGTGTTGATCCTGAATATGCTAAAGCAATGGAATATTATCAAAGTTCTTTAAAGAAAAATGAAGATCACAATAATTTACAGCAAACGTTTCTAAAGAAAACTGATGATGTTTTTTCCGATAAATTCAAAGGTTTTGATTTTAAGGTTGGAGAAAATAAATATAGGTTTAAAGTAGATGACGCTAAAAAAGTTAAAGAATATCAATCAGATATGTCTAACTTTGTAGGAGAATTTTTAGATAAAGATGGAGCTATAGGCGATGCCCAAGGGTATCATAGAGCTATGTTTGCAGCAAAAAATGCAGATAAAATAGCAAATCACTTTTACGAGCAAGGCCGTGCCGATGCTATCCGCTCTGCGGCAAAAGATTCTAAAAATATCAACATGTCACCTCGTCAAGATAATATGACAAATAAGAGTAATGACCAACCGAAAGTAAGAGCTGTACAAGATAATAATCCTAATAAGTTGCGAGTAAAGTGGAAATAAATAATAATACTTAAAATCAAAACAAATGGCTTTTACAAGCGGAATACCGGCGGCGTTACAACCAACGCAGTCAAAAACAATGTACCCTGGAAACTATATAGATTTTCAAGCAGCAGGCTTTGAACAATGGGGACAACAATTTTTACCAGATGTATATGAAAAAGAAGTAGAACGTTACGGAAATCGTTCTATTGGATCTTTCTTACGTATGGTATCGGCAGAGATGCCATCAACTTCAGATCAAATTATCTGGACAGAACAAGGACGTTTACATACAAGATATGCAAATATAATTCCTTTAGGAAATGCAGGTGGTTTACCAGGTGGAGCCGTTCCAGCAGCAATTGTAGCAGGAGTATCAGGTACAGCACTTAACTTTAGCGTACCAACTGCACAACCAAGAAGCACAGGATCAACAACTGACAAAACCGAACCTGTAAACTTTAGAGTTGGTGCAACAGTTATGGTACAAACACAAACTGGAGCAACTACAGCTATAGGTGGTGCAGGTGAGGTTATTAAAGGTGTTGTTACAGCAGTTGCTGGACAAAACTTTCAAATCAAATGTTACGTAGCTCACGGTGGAATACTAATAGGTAGCAGAGTTACAGCTGTAGCATATGGTAATGAATTTGCCAAAGGTACTGGAACTTTTACTGAATCTTTAAACCCTAGCTACGCTACGTTTACTAATTCACCAATTATCTTAAAAGATAACTATGCTATCAATGGATCTGACACAGCTCAGATTGGATGGATTGAAGTTACTTCTGAAAATGGAGCTAATGGATATTTATGGTACATGAAAGCAGAACATGAAGTAAGACTTCGTTGGGAAGATTATTTAGA